GGCGGCAGGCTGTCCACCTCGCTGCGGTCGATACGTCCCCGCGCAAATGTGTACTTGTAAGTTCGATGGCTGCCGCTGAGTCCATGGCTGACGGCAGACGCAAAGCTGTTCGCGCTCTTGTAGCCCAGCCGCCGGGCACACATCTCGGACGTGCCGGATGCCAGCAGATCGCCGGTCTTTGCGTCCCAGACGGTGTACCACATGACGCGGGCAGGTTTTTCATTATGCGCCCTGTAATCCCTGCAATATTGGTTGTGGCGCTCTCTGCGGCAGGAAGCGCAAAAGCGCAGGTTGCCAGCAACATTTTCCATCACCTTGCCGCAGTCCAAACAAACGCGGGTAAAGTGCTTTCCTTTATTCATGGGTGGTGTCAGCCCGCCTTCCTGCCGCTCTTCACGGTGTTGCGGGGCTGCTGGTGCACCTTCTTGCTCCGCTTTTTCTCCTGATCGGCGGCGTAGAAGCCCAGCCGCATAAAGAAGATCGCCAGCAGGATCAGCACCATGGCCGTGATGAAGTCGGCATCCGAAACGGTGCCGCCGGTCTGGAAGCTGCCCTCCAGACCCAGGCCATACAGCAGGCCCACGGCCCCGCTGGCCACGGCCAGCCAGTACCACACGCCGGATTTGATTTTCATAAGGATATGCCCTCCAAATTAGCTAAAATATAGAGAAGGTTCTGCACATGATCGATTGCATCATCGGCCGCCTGAGCAGTTTTCTTTACGGCAGCCATCTGGTCGGGCGTCCCGCCATATTGAAGCGCAGAGTTTACGGCACTGGCATCATCAAGCGCTGAATGCGCCAAAATAGCGGCAGACCGCAGAACGTATTCACTTTCAAGCTTCATGCTCCTACCTCCTGATAGTCAGTTGCGGGGCCGCAGTTGTCCAATGTCCATCCAACGACCGGGTGCCATTCGCCATCTGAAAAAATCTGCAGGCCGGTGTGGTTTTCGTCCTTGACCTGCCCGCCCAGCTGGTAGCAGCCGGATGCCCGGCTTCCATCCCAGCGGAACCACTTGTTCCAGAACGTCGGTGCCACGTATGCGCATCCGGTGGGTGCGTCGGCCCGCTCGGATGCAAGGGTGTACTGTTTGCTCATGTGGATTCTCCTTCCTCGACACGCGGGAAGAAATACTCCCCGATTTCATTCTGCCGGATACCCAGCAGCTCGCACATTGCAGTGATCTCCGTGCTTGTCCACGGGTTGTGCCCCTGCATCCTGCCGCTCATGGTGTCCCGGCCAATGCCGATGTACTCGGCCACTTCCTGATCGCGGTAGCCACAGCTGTGGAACCGTCCCCGCAGCTTCCAGTATGGGATCTGCCGGAAGGTGCCGCGAATGGTTGATGCGTTCAACATTTTATTCCTCCTTCTTTTCGGCGGGCAGCACGGTGCCGATAACTGCGTTCATGATCTCGTCGAAGCCGGGAAGGCCAAAGGCGATGATGCTCAGCTGGTCGATGCGGCTGTCAAGATCGGCTTGTGCCTTGGCCACAAGGCCTTCCGCCTGCCGCAGACTGTCGCAGATCTTGCCGTAATCGGTCTTGGCCTGCATATACCGGGCTTTGTAGTTGTCGCGGTGCTTGATGAAGTCGTTGCGCAGATTGATGACGTCGGCCAGCTCTGCTTTTGCGCTGCCTACTGCCTGAATGGCGGCGTTCAGCCGGGTGTTGGTGGCTTCCAACTGCTCAATGTGCTGCTGTGCCTGAAAGCTCTCGTAAGCGCCGTTCTTGCGGATGGCAGGCAGCACCTCGCTGGTCACCCAGCGCTTGAAGGCCTTGGCCTTGGGCATCTTGCTGGACAAAATCAGGCTGTACAGGCCGCTTTCGTTGATAATGAGCATTTCCTGCTCACCGGAGGGGGTGACTGTTTTGGTCACCCCTTTGTCCTCGGCGTCAACATGGTCGCGGATAGCACGCTGGGGATTCTTGTACCCAAGCGCCACGGCAACGTCCTTGCCGACGAGCCACGGTGTGCCGTCGATCTCGACGGTGCGCACCTGCCCGAACTCGGGATTAGTGAATGTGGTCAAGTCGTTCATGGTGAAGATGTACCTCCTTGTGGGTGGCTCCCTTCTGCGGTAGAATAGAGAGACAGAAGGGAGGTGAGAATAATGTCGGAACTGGAAGATGCGATCCGCGATGGGGGCAAGGTGATTCTTGGCGGCAATGCCAACACGGCAAAAACGGTGGCAGCATCTCAAGGCTCGAAACGCATCGTGGAAAATGCACAGGTGCGATCGTCTGAAGATCTGCACAAGTTTGTGGAACGATACGAAGCCGACCAGAAAGAACAGGCGAAAGAAAACCGAGTGAACCGCTGGCTCACTGTTGCGTCACTGCTGATCGCTTTTGTCTCTATGGTCGCGGCCATCATCGCGATTGTCAGATGAAATCCCGGACGATTCGGATGATCAGAGCGACGAGGGTGACAAGCTGCATACAAATCGTAGCAATCAGAATCTTGGTTGTCGTCCTGGGAGTCCAGTCGCGCTTACGGCTGGGCTTTTTGTTGTTGTTCATGTGGTTCACCTCCTTGTGTGCACCTCGTTCCTGCGGTAAAATAAGAAAACAGGAAGGAGGTGAGCAGAATGGTGGAAGTCAACCATAATTACGTCGTTTCCGGTGTGCAGACAGACGATCTTGTTGTTTCGGGCAAATACGGCAATGCAGATATTCAGGGAATTTTGACTGGCTCGGTAATTGTAATGGAACCAGCAAAATTTGCGGTGAATGGTATCATGCATGGTGATCTTCTGGTCAAAGAGGGAGCTACAGCCGAAATCCGTGGAACGCTGGATGCACCCGTAATTCAAGTTCGTGGCCAGCTGGATATCTACGGAACTGTAGTGTGCCCGCTGGGCATCCCCGACACGGCGGTTCTCCATCCGGGTTGCATTGTCAACGGCGTAAAGTACGATTGATGGTGTGACGTTTGCCAGTCCTGCATTGCAGTGCGGGATTGGCTTTTTTTGTTACAGCGTTCTGGTTTTGCATTCCAAAGTAATCTGGTGTTCAAGTTCTTTTGCAACATCCATTGCTTCTGCGAACAGCAGGTCGCGGCCCTTCAGCTGTTCCAACAGCTCCTGTGCAATCTTTTCGGCAGAATCGGACTTTTTCATGCTTTTCACCTCCTTTTGAATTGCGCACAATATGTGCTCATTCTGCGAAAAAAATTTCTTCGACACTCTGGCCGAAATACTGAGCAATGCGCTTTTTGATCTGGTCGCGGGGAATGCGTTCGCCGCGCTCATACATAAAAAGCGCCGAAGTGCTGATTCCAAGCGCATCAGCAACGGTTTTTGCGTCCATTTCGCCGCGCAATGCGCGCAGCTTGTGGCCGATGGTCTTACCGTCCATCTGATTGGGTCACCTCCTTTCCGTGCACCTATTGTACTCAAAACCAGAAAATAAATCTATTCGCAGAGTGCACAAAATGTGCGCAAAAGAATAGTACACTTTTTGTGCTTGAACTTGTGCACGATATGTGCTATTATTTGATTGTAATAATATAGGGAGGTGGCCTGATGGCAACTTTTGCAGAGCGGCTAAAATCGCTGCGCCGTGAAAAAGGCTGGTCACAGCAACGGCTTGCGGATGAGCTGGATTTGTCTAAGAGTAGTGTAAACATGTATGAACGTGGGGAGCGGGAGCCGGGGTTTGAAACCATGGAAGCAATCGCTGACCTGTTTAATGTGGATATGAATTATCTGTACGGACGTACAGATATTAAGATTGCTGACCCGATTGTACTAGCGCCCAAGAAGCCCACCATCCCGCCGGGCTTTGAACCAATGCCAAAGATGAAGAAGATCCCGCTGATCGGCAGCATTGCCTGCGGGGAACCCATCACGGCAGAGCAGAACATTGAAAAAATGGTGGACGTTCCGGAGAACATCCGGTGCGATTTTTCCCTGACCTGCCACGGTGACAGCATGGTGGATGCCGGCATTCACGATAAAGACGTGGTGTATATCCGCATCCAGCCGGAGGTGGAGAACGGCGAGATCGCAGCGGTGCGCATTGATGGTGAAGCCACCCTCAAGCGGGTATATTACAACCCCGGCACGCTGACCCTGATGCCTGCAAACCCGGCCTATGCGCCTATGATCTATACTGGCTCCCAGCTGGAAGAGGTGCACATTGAGGGCAAGGCCGTAGGCTGGACGCACTGGGTGGGGTGATTTTGGATTATCGGAGTCATTCTAGTCTATATAGCGAAGGAGTGTTATGTATGAAGAAAACTATGAAAAAGACCGCTGCAGCACTGTGCATTGCCGCAACGCTTTTATCTGTGGCAGCGCCGGCAATGGCTGTCAGCCCAGCAGAATATATGAGCACAGCCGCTCTTGAAGAATGCAATACTGCGACGGTAGCGCAGGTGGAAAGCCTGATCAACCAAATCGGAACCGTCACGACTGCCCGCCGCCCGGCAATTGTGGCTGCTGTAAATGCTTATAACGAATTGGACGATGCAAGCAAGGCGCAGGTCAGTAACTTTGCGGTGTTGGCAGAAGCCCAGCAGGTGCTGGGACTGAAAGACGCTCTTGCAAAGCTGAAAATCAGTTACGATAAGGTCGAGGACGCAAGAAGCTATGTGTCACCCACGGAAGACCGACTGAGCAATCAAGGCAAAAGCTATATACTGCCCTTCTTTGTAAATGGCAGCACCAATGATCCGTCAATGTTTTTCATGGTTCTGTGTAGCGGCAACAAATATGTGTACTTGGACACGATTACGATTCGCGCGGGCGAGTATAAATATACCTACACGATTGATTGGACGGATGTGGATCGTGGCTATGATGGAAAGCAGTACTGGGAACTGACATCTTTTATGGGCGATGATGAAGATATCCAGTGGTTTAAGAATATTTTGAGCGCTGATGAAATCATTATCCGATACAGCGGCGATGGTGGCAGCATCGACCACACAGTCACCCCCGAAGAGCGTCAGGCAATTACGGATGTCTTGAACGCATATGATCTGTTCAAGGCAGCAAGCCCGACTGTGCGCGCAAAGGCTTTGAATAACTGATGTGAACTAAACAAAAAAGCCCCCGGTGCTGCGAACACCGAGGGCGCAGAAGGAGAAAATACGGGATGACAAAAGATACCGAAAAGGTCTTGCTGAAACTTTATCGTGCATACACGGAGCGCCGCAAAACCTTGCCGAAGTCTCAGGCAAAATACTTTGCATCAGAAGATGTGTCGGCTGCATTGCCGGGGATCCCGTGGGATGACGTGAGAGAGGCGCTTGCGGAACTGCGTGATGATGGCTATATCGACCTTTACATGATGGGTGCCTGCGATCTGTTTCCGAAGGCTATCGAGTACGGCGAAACGGCTGTCGAACGCGGCATTGACAAGGCGCTGGATGTGTGGAGTAAACTCCATTAACCGAGTTTCAGTTTGTCCACCGAAATGTTCAGCGTCATATCTGCGAGGGGATGGCCCGCATCGCACTGGATGGAGAAGCCTTTGACGCGATGGACTTCAACACCGTTCAACTTCATTTTGAAGTCTTTTTCGTCAAGATAAAGTTCGACGGCATTCTGACGCTCTGACATGATAGCACCTTTCTTTCTGTGTATGAATGAAAAGATTCGTTCACGTTCATTATACATCAAAATTATGCTAAAGTATAGCATAATTTTGATTTGCACAAACAAATAAAAAAACCTCCCCCGGTGTTACCAGCACCGAAGGAGGTTTCCGAACCGCTTGCCCGAAGGCGTCACGGCTCTGTACAGTAGATTTTGGCGAACCTCTGCACAGACTATGATACCACCTCCGGGCAGGCTTGTCAAAGTGTACCCTTGTGTATGGAGGTGGATTTTATGAAAAAACGGGTCAACACGGCGTTTTGGGTCGAGAAGGAAAAACGCTGGTGTATCGCGGTGCAGAAGAACGGCACCCGCAAACGGTTTTACAGCAGCACGCCTGGCCGCACCGGCCAGCGGGAAGCCAACGCAAAGGCCGATGCCTGGCTTGACGATAGCATCCGGGACGGCAAGAAGAAGGTAGCTGCCCTCTATGCCCAGTGGGTAGAAGAACTGAAGCTCACCTGCGGCACATCCTATGTTGAGCAGTGCAAGAAATACGGAGATTACTATATTCTGCCTGTCTGTGGGGACATCCGCATTGACGAGCTGACCGAAGGCGATCTGCAAAAAGCCATCAATATGTCTTTCAAAAAGCGATGCCTTAAAAAGGAGCGTCAGCGTAGGTCAAGCGACAAGCCTTTGAGCCGCAAGACCCTTATGACGATCCGCTCAACGGAGATCAGCTTTTTGAAATGGTGCCGCCGGAACAGGTACAGTACGATGTTCCCTGAGCTGTCTATCCCGAAGAATGCCCGCATGGGGAAGAAAAAGATTTTACAGCCGACCGCTTTGAAAGTCCTGTTTGATGTGGACACCCGCCTTTACTATGGCAAGCTGGTCTTTGACGAGTATATCTATGCCTACCGGTTTGCAGTCGCTACAGGTGTACGCCCCGGTGAACTTGTGGGGCTCTGGTATGGTGACGTCAAAGGGAACACGGTCAATCTGCGCCGCAGCATCAACCGGTTGGATGAGGAAACCACCGGCAAGAACGAAAACGCCATTCGCTCATTTGACATGGGCGAGGAAGCCCATGAGGCCTACGAAGCGCAGGTAGCCTTGCTGAAGGCTTCCGATATCCCGCTGAACTATACCACCCCTTTGTTCCAGATCCCGAACCAGAGAGCTTTATTCAAGCGCTGGAAGAAGTACCAGCGTGACAATGGCATTGAGCCTCAGGTCACGCTGTATGAGATGAGGCACACTTTCGTCAGCATTGAATCCGGCGTATTGACCGACAGCCAGCTGAAGATGCTGGTCGGTCACAGCAAGAACATGGACACTGCCGGAGTGTATCGGCACGAGCTTGACGGTCAGAGGGAAGATCTTGCTGCCGCTACCACAGCGGCATTCAGGAAGGCTCAAGGGTGA